AATCAACCACTTAACCATTGTCATATTTAAGCCCAAGTGACAAAAATTGTCACATCAAATCCACATCCTAAGCAATATCAACCACTTAGACCATGTGACGAAATACGTCAGCAAAGTGACGAAATCCGTCACATCATTAGCATTCTCTAATATAGCCAGGTGGCGATCATTAGCCATGGCCATGACTGCAGGTGCGCTCGCTCACCTGATGCATGGCATGGACCTTGACCTTGACCTTGACCATGACCTTGACCTTGACCTTGACCACTGCGACCGATGACGGCATAGCCTTTGTGCGCGCCTACGACCAGGGTCGGACACCAACCTCCCCAAAAACCACGCACACTTTTCCAAACTTTCTACATGAGACATTTCACACATCTACATATAGAATCGCCATACTACAATCACCAAAGGAGAGCGCAAATGCAGATCAGACTGAGCAAAAAGGACCACGAAAAGCTCAAGCTAGCCGCAGAACACATGGGTTTGTCTATGTCAGCGCTCTTCAGGGAAGGTCTGTCCCGGTTGTTAGCAGGCGAAATTGAACTGCCAACCAAAGACACGTCAGAAACAGTGCACACAATTTTCACGCTATCCAGGGTGGAGGAAGATCGGATGAGAAATTTTGCTGAGGAATCACACATTTCACTGGCAGAAGCAGGCCGCATCATTGTCATGGACATGCTCAAGCAACTGAGCGCCATCATCACCAGAGCAGAAGCGCTCACAACCAGGAAAGAAGCCCTGCTTGCACGCGAAGAAGCCTTGATGTCAGCCAAGGAAAACCACCTGAACAGCCACTTCCACGACGAAAAAAACACCCAAAACACCGCAAAAAACCACTGAAAAACGGCGAAAAACGGCCCAAAAACGCCCAAAAACCACCCAAAAACAGGGCAAAAACGAATACACAACACTCCTCGAACATTTGACAAGGTTCAAAACCATGACGTAGAATGTCCCTTTCAACCCAAAAGAAGCACATCAGATGCCCGACTTGACTAGCGTCCGCAGCCTTGTCACCAGCGTATCCAAGCTCGCCAAAGCGATGCGCCTAACGAACAACGCCATCTACCGATGGATCGCCGTCAACCGAATCCCGGCCAAATACCTCGTCCGAGTCGCTAACTTCTACGATGTCGAGTTGCGCGACCTACTCGAACTCACGGGATCGGACAAGTCCCACAAGAACATAAGCAACATAAAGCCCCGCTCGGTGCTCCGCACCCTCATGGAAGTCTATCGAGGCAACAAGACGCTTGAAGATGCCGAAGCCGAGACAGGGCAACCGCCCATAGCATTGAAATTGATCTTGACGCATTGGGGCGACGAACTGCCAACGCTCTATACGACGCTGGAACAGCTTGACCAAGGACGCATCGACCTTGAGGAAGCGTGTATCCGACTGAACGTGGCCAAATACACCCTGCACGGCCTGCGCAGGAAATACGGCTACGCCCCCGGCAAGTTGAAGAAGCAAAATGTGACGACAATCGATGCGAGACGCGAGGCAAATCAGGAGGCAGCCTTCCTATGCATCGCTGGAAAGATGAAAGTCGCAGAAGCAGCCGAGAAGTATGAGGTCTCAGGCCGCACGATCTTCCGTACCATCGAAGAACTCTCCCAATTGAAGATGATGGAGTTGACGAAGTGGCCGAATTCGATGCGTGCCGCCTATGCGGAAGAGTTAAAATGGGGACTTGAGAAGTATGTCGAGGGGTGGATGGAGTTTGCAGAACGCTCCAGGCTGTTCATGCCGAAAATCGCCTTCTATCCAGACACACCGGATACGTGGCGCGGGCAACCATTAAAACGCCTGTTGGTCGCCCTCCTTCTCGGGGAAGACACCATGAGCAATATCGCGAAGTCGAGGGGTGCTGAGCCATCGATATTGGTGAATTTGTTCACAGGTGATTTGCAACCATTGCTCCTCACCTATGAGCAAGTCGTCGGAATGAACATGGCCAACCAGACAGCCATTGCCGAACTCTTGCTGGCAACGATGAACAGGAAACGAAAGTGGAGTTAGGATGCTCACGTTAGTCTTTGGTGAGTCGCTGAGGGACGCCCACGGTTACATCAGGACCAAGGGCCTGCCCATGGAAACAACCCTCGCTGCGTTCGATTCCAGGGCGCTGAAGGGTATTGAGGAAAAGACCAAGGTGCTTCTCCTTAGACACCACCTGTTGAATCACTACTGGCCAGAATTCAAAGCACGGCTTGAGGAACTTGAAGACCAAGACCTTGTGCGAATCGAGTTGAAGGAAGATTGGTGAAAGTCGCCATCTTCGCCAAGAGCGTGGACCTGGCCCACGGCTACCGCCGAACCAGGCAGCCTGAAGGCGAACCCATCCACGATGCGGGCGACTTACACCAAATCGACAGATGCACGGTACTCCTTGTCGGAGAATACTGGAGAAATCCACAGTGGGAAGGGGTTTGGGAGATGATAGAACAAAGGAAGTTTTCAACAATGGTGGATACGTGCTGTTCTTAGTGTGCCTGTGCCTACTGTGCATGACACTCGTTATGATGGATAAATGGGGAGGACTATGATCGAGATCGCGAAATTTAACGTCTGACCTTTAGCTGGTGCAACTAAAGGTCAGACGTGTACATTGATACACAACAACAACAACCTGTGAGAAAGGCTTACAACATGAAGCAACAAGAAACGTTGATGAAATTCGACCCAGAGACCGGGGACACGAGGCCGTACCCGAGCCGTGCTGATGACTGGCGGAAGTACCACGGACCAGTGGCGTGGCTTTACAACCCATGGCATGGTGAAAAGAGAGACGCAAGGGACATCGGCACGGATGTGCACGGACTGTTGATTCTCCCACCTGTCGAAAAGTTGTGTGCATGATCGAGATCGCCAACGTGGACAAGAACAGGCGCATGTTCGGCCCCCACCTGTACGAGTTGCGCTTGAATGGCCGCGTGGTGGGAACGTTCGCCCACACGAGGGAAGACGGTTTGACGGTCTGTTTGCAGTTAGCGGCAAAGGTGGCAGAGAAGGAAAAGTGGGGTGGATTGCGGGCACTGATGGAGGTTAGCCATGATCAGCCTTGAAATCATCTTCGACGTGGTCAAGGTCGTGTTCATCGGCGCAGGTATTTTCCTCGTATCGTGTGCAGCGCTTGTCATCGGGTCGTTGTGGAAGGAGTTGCGGAATGGGTAGGGTGGCGTTCTTGAGTGGCACCATATTTATCCTTGCGGCGCTGACCACGCCATTGGGGCGTTGTAGATGGAGTTGCGGAATGCCTAAGACCTTTTTCTTTTTGATCATCAGCGGCTGGATACTCGTCATTGCCGCGCTGGCTACGAATGTTGGGAGGCTTGTCCGTGGTTGATGCTGTAAGTTTCGTTGGCGTTGTCTGTGCCATAGCCTTGTGGGTGGCACTGGTTGTTGGAGCGTGGAGAGTTCGATGATTGACCAAGAAAAACTAGCAGGCATAAAAACGCTGCTCAAGGGCAACGAACCTGTTAAGGATCCGCTCGCCAACCTGGCACCCAAAGATCTACGCAAACTTCGCTCGGAGATCGACAAGCTGCTGCCGGGGTCCAAGGTCGCTGACCTGAACCTGGAAGAAGAACTCGTTGAGCAGTACAAAGTCATCAAGCAGTTGATGGACGATGTCACTGACGACATTGATGTCGCGCCGAATCAAAAGGCGCAGGTGGCGAACTCGGTCGTTCAGACGTTGGCACACCTTGTGAAGTTGCAGGAGGATTTGCGCAGGAATGAGACGTTCAAAGTCATGGAAGGCGTCTTGATCGAAGCCATCAAGACCTTGCCGGCCGCCACAAAGGATCAGTTCTTCACCGAGTATTCGAGGATAGCCAAGAAAGCGGGATTGGCTTGAGTTATAATTCCAACATACACACTATGTTGGAACGAAGATGGCTTTGACCAAAGAAGGTGGTGAACGCAGGTGGCGGAGGAACTTTCCGGCCTGGGTTGAGAAGTGTTCGATGAGGCACGGGGGGATCTACTCGTATCCGACCAACGAGCGCACTCTTGACGCTAACGGCAGGTGGAAGGTCGAGATCGTGTGCCCTGACCACGGCAGTTTCTGGATGAGTCCGGAGAAGCATGCTTTTGGGCAAGGTTGCCCCAAGTGCAGTGGGCATGGAACAGACAAGGTTGCCGAGGTCAAGGGTATGTACCCAAACTTCCCCTGGCCCGACAACCTAGAGATTCAGACAACCAAGACGCCATTACACCTGAATTGCCAGACGCATGGTGAGTTTGTGACCACGTTCAACAGGCTGCAGACGATCCACAAGAAGGTGGCGTCACCTTGCCCGAAGTGCAATAAGCAGGCTGGTGGGTTGATGCGTCGAAAGTCGGTGGCCAAGTGGGTGTCGCAGATTGGCGAACGGTACGACGGGAAATTGTCGGTCGATCCGGCAACGATCCTGACCGCATCCCACAAAGCTCGATTCGTGTGCACTGAGCATGGGGAATTTTGGTCGGTGCTCTGTGATGTTCTGAGTGGGCACGGGTGCTTTGAGTGCGGGCGGTTGCGGAGAAATGCGGAGGCGTCATTGAATCCGGAAGATTTCTTGGCGAAGGCGCGAGAGGTTCATGGTGACACTTACGACTACGACCTGAGCACGCTTGTTTCGAGCAAGAGACAGGTGGTGATCACGTGCAAGACTCACGGGGAGTTCTCGCAGATAGCCGCCAACCATACGAACGGGGCGGGATGCCCGGCTTGCAGCAATTCGGTTTCGTCAGGGGAATTGGAGATTGCCGAGTGGCTTGAAGGTTTGGGTGTCGAGGTTGTGAAGCGGGACCGCAAGCAGCTTGGGGGAAAGGAGATTGACATCTATCTGCCCAAGTTCAATCTCGGGATCGAGTATTGCGGCCTGTATTGGCACAGTGAGGATAGGTTGGGGGCCACGTACCACAAGGACAAGCTGGACCTGGCCAAGTCCTCGGGGATAAGGTTGGTCACGGTCTTTGAGGATGAGTGGTTGGACAGCCCTGAGAAGGTCAAGGGCCGCATCAAGGTCTTGTTAGGTGGCTGCCCAACTATCATGGCGCGCAAGACGGATTGTAGGAAGATCGTGTGGGCGCAAGCGTACATCTTTCTGACTGAGCACCACATGCAGGGGGCGGGGGCACCATCGGCGGTTTGCTATGGGCTTTACCATGCGGGTGAGTTGGTGATGGTGGCAACCTTCGGGCTTGGCCGTTTCAGCAGCGGTCACGCTTGGGAACTGATAAGGGTTTCTGGTTCGGGGTCGCTGCGGGTTGTCGGTGGTTTGGGTAAGTTGCTGGCCAAGTTTCAACGGGAGTTCCAGCCGGGGAACATCATCACCTATGCGGACTTGCGTTGGGGTGATGGGGAGTCTTATGGTAAGGTGGGTTTTGAGTATGACGGTTGCACGAAGCCGGGATACTTCTGGTGCAAGCAATCGGGTAGGTTCTCTCGCTACGACTTTCAGAAGCACAAGTTGAAGAACGTACTGGAACGGTTTGACGAGGAACTTAGCGAGGCCGACAACTGCCGCATGAACGGGTACTGGCGGATATTTGACTGTGGGCACAGTCGGTGGGTTTGGAAGAGAAAAGCATGAGCGTACTGGACAAAGGACTTTTTGCAACCCATTTACAACGCCTGCAGATTGGAGCGTCACAGGCTACGGCCCTGGACGAGATCAGTCGATGGATCTCGGACAACACGTATATTGGCGGGAAACCGTACAGCTACCTCAACCATGAGTATCAGAAGCGAATTCTGGACAGCACGGCGCGGGAGATTGTGATTCGCAAGTGCAGTCAGGTGGGGATCTCGGAGATGTCCATTCGTAGATCCTTGGCTATGTGCGGGATGATCCGCAATTTTGTGACGATTTATACGCTACCGACAGCCACATTCGCGGCCACAATCGCCAAGACTCGAGTGAATCCAGTCATCAATGAGTCCCCTTACTTGAAGGAAGTTTGTACGGGTGTGGATTCTGTGGAGGTTAAACAGTTTGGAAACTCCTTCCTGTACCTGAAGGGGGCGGCTTCAAGTAATGCGCCTATTTCCATTCCTGCGGACTGCCTCGTTCATGATGAGTTGGACTTCAGCGATTCGGAAGTGATCAGCCAGTACCAATCGCGCCTGACACACTCCCATTACAAGTTCAAGGTGAAGTTGAGCACCCCCACAATCCCCGGAAAAGGGATTGACATGGAGTTTATGCGTTCGCGCAGGCACTTGAATTTCGTGAAGTGTGATCATTGCGGGCATTACTTCATCCCGGATTTTTTCAACCATGTGAGAATCCCTGATTACGGGGGCGAGCTTCTGGACATATCCAGGGGCACGCTCCACACCGTGGACTACCACAACGCCTACGTCGAGTGCCCGAAATGCCACAAGAAGCCGAACCTGGCCCCTGAGCATCGGGAGTGGGTGTGTGAGAATCCCGGAGACAAGTTCGATGCGGACGGGTTCCAGGTGTCGCCCTTTGACGCTCCGTTCATTGTGACGCCGACAGACCTGCTTCGCTCGATGGTGGCGTACTCGAACATCGGCGACTTCGTCAATTTCGCCCTGGGCCTGCCATTCTTCTCTCAGGAGACGGTGCTCTCACCTGATGAGGTCAGGGGCGTGATCGTCAAGGAGCGCATGGAAGGTAGCCTTGCCTATGTCATGGGCGTTGACCTGGGCAAGATCTGTCACGTCGTTGTCGCTGCCGTTGCTTATGACGGGTCGATGCAGGTGGTGCATGCGGAAGAAGTCCCTCTGATGCAGTTGAAGGACCGCTATCGCGAATTGAGGATTCTCTATCGCTGCCGGGTGTCGGTGATCGACAGCCTGCCCTACACGGACACGGTGCTGGCCCTGCAAGCGATGGACTCGAACTTGTGGGCTTGTGTATATCGGGCCGAGACGGCGGGCGCAGAGATGTTCGACGTGAGTCAGCGGGAGAAGAACCCGGAGAAAGGGGTTCAGCACAGAAAGCAGATCAACGTCCAGAAGAACACCACGTTCGACAACCTGATGGCTTTCTTCCGCAGCGGGCAGTTCTCCAAGTTGTCGTGCCACAACGATGACAAGTTCGTGAAGAACTGTACGTCGATGCGGCGCATGAAGGAGTGGAGCTTGCGTTCGCACTCCATGGAGTTCAAGTGGGTGAAGAGTGACGATGGTGACGACCACTTCTGGTTTGCGACAAGCTATGCGTTCCTGGCCAAGTTCCTGTTGCAGACTTCAACAGGGTCGTCCGGGGGTCACCTGCAGTTGGTGTCGGCTTTCACGGTTAAGCCACCAAGACAATTAGCGTAGCAGTGTGCAATATGCATAAACGATCATCTGTATCTATCTCGGAGGTGCTCAGCAGGCTAAAGGGGCGCAACATACGAATCCTGGAGTACGGTGGGGGAACAGGTAAGGTGAGTACATTTCAGTGCACCTTGACCGGGTGTGGGCACGTGTGGGACAAACTTACATCGGCCGTATTGACTGGTTGCGGGTGCCCAAAATCGAAAACAGGTCATGGTTTGCGTCCTGTACGAGTGAAAAGATCTGAAACAGTATCCAAGATAGATGCGGAGTGCAGGCTCAACGACAAGCATGTCAGCATCCTGGAGTATTCAGGAGCGGTTACCAAACCAAGTCTTCTCATATGCAAACGGAATGGCTGCGGCCACACCTGGAAGCAACCTGTTGACAGGGTTAAGGAGAACTCGTGTGCCGCTTGCAGACGCAGGCAGATCGAGCACAGGTTGAAGGTTAAACAACAAAAGGTGCGGTTGCGCCCCGCTCTGGTCACATTGCCACTGGCTTTGACAAGACTTGAGGGCAGGGATATTGACATAGTTGCATACAACGGGTATTCCCGCTCGAAAAGTTCGCTGAAATGTACGAAAGATGGTTGTGGGCATGAGTGGGCAGCAACTTTACACAACACCTTCAACGGTTCAGGCTGTCCAAAATGCGCGAAGCACGGATTTAACCCTGGAAAACTAGCATCAATCTATCTCTATCGAATACTCAACAAAGGTGTGGAGTATCTGGGTTTTGGGATCACCAACAATATGCAGGCCAGGGATCGCAATCATGCCAAAACCTTTGAAGTTGCCGGTGCAAGTGCTGAGTTGCTGTTTGAGCGAGCGCTGCCTGGGGCAGTGGCCCGAGCCGCTGAGAGCAGGTTGAAAAAGGAACTCGACTGTGTGAGTTCAGGATTGAAAGGTTTTACAAGTGAAGCTCTCCCGTACAGTGACTGTGCTCTAAAACGGGTGTCCGCATTTCTCAACTCTGTTGATCTGCTTAACGTGTTGACACTTATACTTTGAGTGTGGCATTGGTATTAACTGTTGCTATTGCCGGCAATCTGTTTTAAAATTCGGGGAACCAAGAGGTTTCCCGAATGTTTGAACGCCTTCGTTCCTTCTTCAGTCTCGACGCGGCAACGCAATTGGCACCTGTTGCGCCTCCCAAGGTGAAGCCTGGGTCACAGACGTGGCCGTCGTATCTGAAGACGACCAAGCCGTCGACTGCCGTTCTCCCACAGAACGACAGACGCCTTGCCAGTACCGACACCACGACGCTCCGCAATGGATCGGACACCCGGACGATTATTCGGGATTTTGTGGCGGCAAGCCCTGACCTGTCAGCGGCGGTGTGGTCGTACTTGCGCCTGGGCCTGCCCCAGACGTTTACGGCGGTGGCCAAGAACCCGGACAACACCTTCAACCGGGAAGCGACCCTGCTCCTGCAGCAGTTGATTACTCGCTTCGACCTCCTGCCCGATTATGCGACGGACGGCTTCACCGGCCCGCAGTCGATCCGGGCGACGAGCGAGTCGTTGGCCAAGGAGTTGATGATGTACGGCTCCTGCTGCGGGGAAGTGGTTCTCGGCAAGGACCGGCTCCCCAAGCGGGTCCAGCCCATCAGCACGACCCAAATCAAGTTTGTGGCCGATGCCGACAAAACGCTGATCCCGTGGCAGTACGTGGGCAGCGAGAAGATTCCGTTGGACTACCCGACGTTCATCTACGTCAGCCTGGATCAGAGCCTTCTCGAACCGTATAGCTCAAGCCCGATGGAGAGCGCGATCAAGCCGGCGATCTATAGCGAGCAATTCGCCAACGACATCACCCGCATTGTCGCCAAGGTCATCCACCCGCGCCAGAAGGTCGTCCTGGACGAAGAGATGCTTCGGAAGAATCTGAGTCAAGAGGCTCAGATGGACCCGGAGAAGGCGAACGAGGAACTGAACGCGATCATCTCCGAGGTCGAAAGCAAGATCAACTCGCTGCGCCCGGAAGACGCCCTGGTGTATCTGTCTTCTGTCGGCTTCGAGGTTGAGAATGCCAGCAACTCGGGCTTGTCGGCAGAGTACGAAGTTCTGCAAGCCATGGCGAATGCGCGCCTGAGCACGGGTAGCAAGACGAACGGCACGGTTCTCGGCTTTGCCAGTGGTAGCAGCAACATCGCTTCGAGCGAGATCATGCTGTTCATGCGCTCCTGCACGGGGGCAATCAAGGGGCCGATTGAGGAATTTTGGAGCCGCGCCTTCACGCTGTCGGCACGCCTGTTCGGCTTCGACGTGGTTGTCGAGTTCCGCTTCGACCCCATCGACCTACGCCCGGACAACGAGTTGCTGGCTTTCAAGCAGACCAAACAGGCGATGGTGCTTGAGCAATTGTCACTCGGCATGATCAGCGACGATGAGGCGTGCTTGCAATTGACAGGGCAGCTTGCGCCACCGGGCTTGAAATTGTCCGGGACGATGTTCAAGCAAGGGCCTGGCCTGTCAAACGGTTCAGATACTCCAGCACCGTCGAACAACGGCAGCACCCTGAACCAGAAGATGAAGCCGACGACGCCGAGCACCGGGCGGGGGCAGAACAAGAAAGCGCGTTCAAAGTTGCCAGAACTGACATGACTGTTGGGTGTGCATCAATAGGTGGTTGCAATAGGCACTGGCTATCGTGCTAGGCGCGACGATAGTTTCCACGTATAATGGAGCCTGTGAAACTCCATCGTCCTGATGGGGATGGCAGCCTAAAGGAGCGGCATGGACCAGGCACTGATAAATTGGATGATGGGCGGCTTCGGGGCTGCCGTTGCGTTCATCCTGCGAGTTGTCTGGGAAGGCTTGCGAGAACTCCAGAAGGCCGATCTTGAACTCGCATCGAGAGTGAACGAAGTTCAGTTGGTGGTCGCAGGCCAGTACGTGAAACGGGAGGACATGGAGCGCATCCAAACCGCCCTGTTCGCGAAGCTGGACCGCATCGAGAACAAGTTGGACCTGAAGATGGACCGTCCGTAGGAGATGGGCGAATGGCTAGACCGATACCAGATCACGAGGAAGATCATTCTCGCGATTTCGATGTGGATGCTGTACGACGCCTCGCGGTGGAGTCAAGTTTATGCAAGTGGAAGCAGCCTGAGCGGCACGGAGATTGCAAGTATTCTTGCAATGGGGCAGGCACCTGCCACCTTATTCGCCGCCTGGGCATTCAAAGTGTACGTGGAAAGTAAAGCGTGAGCACCGTCTCGTCCCTTGCCAACTTCTTCGCCGAGAAGACCCTGGCGGGATTGGGCGACTGGAAGGTGCAACTCGATCCGCGAGGACTCATGGACATCAGCCCGCATACGCGAGTGATCGACCTAGTTGCACCAAAGATTGACGGTTACGACGAACACAGAAACGTGCTTTTTTTGGCAGCAATGCCCCGGTAAATTGCGGCGCTGCCGCCAAAGTTAGGAGATACAAATGGCATATCAGATGAACGACACGCTTCGGAACAATCGCCAACAGGCGATCATCGACTTCGCCGGGGCGTCCGCAAAACTCAAGTTCTTCAGCGGCTCGCAACCCGCCGCAGGTGGTTCGGAAACCACACTCCTTGCCACGTTGAATTTTGGTTCCACAATCGGCTCCGCAGCCGGGGGCGTGCTGACGCTTGGCGCTGTGACGCAGAGCAATGGCTCGCACGTTAACGGCACCCCGACGTGGGCGCGGCTGTGCAAGAGCGACAACACCTGGGTCTGCGATTATGCCATTCCTACGGACATGACCTTCCTGGGCACGGTGGCCACCGGGGTGGACGTGACCCTCGGGGCATGCACCTTCACCGAAGGTCAGTAACCCTTATCACAGCGGAGAGATCACATGGCACTTGCTTTTTCAACGACCCTGCGCACGGCCCGCGCACAAGCCATCATCACGGCGGCTGGAGCCAGCGCCAAGATGAAGTTCTACGATGGCACTCGGCCTGCTAGCGGTGCAGCGATCACGTCGCAAACTCTGCTCGGCACAATGACCGCTGGCGCGACACTGGGCACGGCTACGAGTGGCACGCTCGATTTCGACGAGTCCGGATTTACGCAAAGCAACGGCTCGCACGTGAACGGTACTCCGACGTGGGTGCGGATCACGACTTCCGCCGATGTCTTTGTTGCCGACCTGTCAATTGGCAGTGACATGACCTTCACCGGAACGATCTCGACGGGTGTGAACATCACTCTGAACGCTTCGACCATCACTGAAGGCAACGCGTAAGCCATGGCAACGCCCGCCGCCGACTACTATGGGTGCGCCTCCGGAGGGGTGATCTCTGCGGGCAGGAGCGCCGTTATACCGCACACGGCGGTGGTGGGTGACTCGATCTCGACCGAACTCTACGGACTGTCGTCTGCCTATTGGGCCACGGCGCTTTCTGGTGGCAGGGCGAATATCATCGCGCAGTGCGGTGTGGGGTCAACGGGTATATCGAACTGGGTAGGCGGGATCGACAATCTCTATACGGCAGGTTTTCCAGGACTTGCTGGTCTTCCGCACCTGGGACGAGTTATCTTCCGTCTTGGGACAAACGACTGTTGGGCTGACAGTTCCTACGCATCTCTGCAGTCCAATTACGAGATACTTTTCGGGAAGTTGGCCGGTTACGCCGACAAGGTGTACATCCTCTCCATCCCCCCTATGGGTGGAGCGTCGTATGCGGCGTACAACTATCGGACACTTGAGTACAACGCGGCATACGCTGCGTACTGTGCGGCGCACCCCTCACAATTCACGTTCGTAAACGACACGGCTGTGATGCGAAACGGGGACAACTCGCAGAAAGCGGAATACTTTCACACCGACCGACTCCACTTCAACGGGGCGGGGATGTACTACGCGGGACTGGCCCTTTCGTCGGTGCTTGCGGCAGAACTCTACAGCCTCCCGTCACCAATAGAGCGTGTCGTCTCCGACATTTACCCGGCAGGCAATGAGTGGCACGCCAACCCTCTCAATGTCGGGACGAGCGGGACGTTTGGTGGAGGCAGCGGTGGCACCGGCCAATTGGTGAATGGTTGGACCCTAACCACGGACTTTAGTGGGACGGCGGTGGCCTGCAGCAAGGTTTCAGCGGATGTAGGGGATACGAACACGACCCCGTGGCAGCGCCTGTCCTTCACGTCAGTGCATTTGAACGGGCATGTTCAACTGGACGCAGTGCCTGTGGGACGTGACCTGACCACATCTGACCCGATTGACCTGGAGGGTGTTGTCGAGATTCGCCTCAACAGTCTAGACTTGAGCAAGTTTCAATACATCGAATTTTTGATGATTGCCAACGGCGGCGATCTTCTACTTCGACGCATGCGTCTTGACATGGGGTTGGCGACAAACGTCAGCCACACCTGTGTTCTGCGTCACAAAGTTCGTCGATCGGGTAGCAACGACCCTACGTCGGCATCCCTGCGTATTTACGCTCTCGGGGCTGCCAGCGGAAGCAGCGTTGGAAGTATCGACTTTCGGAATTTCACGGTAAGAGGGTAACATGGCTGATCTGCACGTAAAGAACACCGGGTCCACAACGTCCCCTTTCGATACCTGGGCAAAAGCTGCCGGGAATCTTGGCACGGTTACAGGGGCGGCAGCCGGTGACCGTTATCTGCTGTCGAGCAGCCATGCCGGCAGTACCACAGGGTATACGATCACATTTCCAGGAACCCCTGCCAACCCGAACCTGCTGTTGTGTGGAACTGAAGCTGGTGCATCCGGAATATCCGCGATGGCGGCTACGGCAGTCGAGACGATCACGGGAACGACGTTCACGCTGAATGGCTCCTTCTACGCCGAAGGGATTATCTGGGACTTCACTTCCACGAGTTCCGGTGCTCCAAACTACGCGGCCAACAACGGGGCGGTGCAGCGGTTCAAGAACTGTTCATTCCGATACACCGGAGCGGCGGGATCGCCTCAGTTTCTCTTCGGCACACTATCCAGTGGTGCGGCATCGTCGATGATCCTGGAGAATTGTGGAATTCGCGGGTCTTCTGCAAACTTCAACGTAGGTATTGAACGGGAAGTGATCATTCGTGACGGTGCTTGGGAGTCAGGCGGCACGTCTCCGACCTACTGCTTCAACGTTGGCGTCGGCAACAAACCTGTCACTTTCCTGGTCGACGGTTTCGACTTCACGAACATCGGCAACAGCACCAACATTGTCGGAGCTATCGGGGAAGGTAGCTGCAACACGGTGCTGCGTCGGTGCAAGTTCGGGGCGAGTTGGGCCGGATCTCTTGTTGCGTCCGGGCAGATCAAACCCGGCACGCGTGTCGAGATGTACGACTATCAGATTGGCTCGACGCTCAATCGTGCATGGGTGGAGCAGTACGAGGGCGCGATCAAGAGCGAGAACACGATCAAACTTTCCGCCGATTTCTCGTACAAGGCGGTGACCAACAGCAACATCAAGTATCCGCTCGGTGAGTTGGAGGTTTTCGAGGCGTACCGTTCGCTGACATCAGGTGTCGCCAAGACCTTCACGGTCAAAACCCTTACGGACGGGGTGACACTGACGAACGCTGACGTGATTATGCGGGCCGAGTATTTCGACACATCCTCCTCCTACTTGGGGACGTTTGTGAGCAGTCAGCCTGCCAGTCCTATTGCTAGTGCCACGAACCTGACGACAAACTCGGCAGCGTGGGCGTCTGCGCCTGGGACCCCGGTGAAGCAGGAAGCGAGCATCACCTTTACGCCGGCACAGACCGGGTTCTGCATCATCACAGTGAGCCTCACCAAACCATCGACGACCGTCTATATTGACAACACCCTGACGGAGTCCTGAGATGGCCTACATTCTTGGCCCTGATGGGTCTTTGGTCGAGGACTCCACCGCTGGTCTGTTGCCCCACGGCGCGATCCTCCTGGTCAGTTCCGGTAACGCGGCACCGACATTCCCCGGACCGAGCATCGGGGCACAGAGTGGGACGGTCGGGCTTGCGGTTTCCAACAGCGTCGCCTCGAAGTTTTCCGACTCCGATGCGCTGACGTTCAGCGCTATCGGGTCATGGCCGCCAGGACTCACTGTATCGTCGGCAGGTGTCATCACTGGTACTCCGACGACGGTCGGGACGTATGCGAGTCTTTCTGTTCGGGCAACCGACACCATCGCGCAGACGGTTGATTCGGACACCTTCACCTACACGATCAGTGCGGCGGCTGCCGGTGCGACGATTTCGACCACCACTGCAAACGCGACGTTCTCCGGTTCGGCGCAGCCCGCGTCCGGACTCGGGACCTTTACCAGTGAAGTCCTGAAGGACAATACCGGGACCGTGGTGGCCAGCAAGGCTCTGACGTTCGTCGCGATCTACAACGACAGCACGGGGGTCTTGGTGGTGCGCAAGACAGGGTTGTCGACCAATGGGTCTGGAATATTCTCCTTCTCCGACGCCCTACTGACTCCGGGCACCACCTATCGGGTGGACTGGGAAGACGCTGATGGTCGGAGGCGGATGCCGAGAAAGGCAGCGACATGAGTTGGGTTTCCAGCGATACTGAACTCGTATCGTCGGCATGGCTGTCGTCCGCCTACGGGGGGCATGGCATACTCGGGTACGACATCCCTTCGGTTGGCGTTAGCGGAGGCAGTCCCCTACTCAACGACGGTGTTTCTTCAGGCGAAGAATATCGCTGGACTTTGCACACCGCGCCGGCATCCGGCACGTTGGTCATTTACGAGAACACATCCTTTGATTTTTACGGGGCGGCTGACGGCGCTTACTCGTTCGTCTACCGTCTGTACGAGTCGGGGGTTGATTCCGGTCTGACCACTGTCTATCTCAGTGTGGGGCCGCCAATCGCGACAGTTTCCGCGACGACTGCGGACGCAACACTATCTTCGTCTGCGAGCGCGGGACAGAACCTGGCGTTTTCGCTGACATCGTTTTCCGACTTTTACGGAAGCGCATCGTCTGGCGTTGTTCTCGCCTCATTCCTGCTCCCTTCAGATTCCACCTTTGAAGGTGGATCTTTCTCTTCGCCCGTATTCAGTTTTGACCTTACGCCCTCGTCGGGTTTCTCGGGTAGTGCAGCCCTGGACATGTCGTCGAGTGCGTCTTTTGTACTCGACTCCTTCTCCATGTTTTCCGGGAACGCCGAGGGGGATTTGACGCCAACCTACGGTGACGTGGTTCGGCTGTATTCAAGACTTGCAACATCGGTGTTTGCCGGTGACGTTGGTACGGAAATCATCGTGGATTGCGGTGCAGATGTGTCGACGGCAACGGTCAGGAACATCGTTGCGCGCAAACCTGCTGGAACTCGGGTCGTTTGGGCAGCACAACTCCTCACATCGAACTTGATCAAATACACGGTGGTGGACGGCGATCTTGACGTGGTCGGGAATTGGAAGTTGCAGGCGTATATCGAGATGCCGTCTGGTCGGTGGTCTGGTGAGGTCGCCACACTTTTTGTGGCCCGACCTATCTAATGGGAACAAACATGATTGAAGAAAAAATATGGGCCGGGTCAGAAACCAGCCTGCAAGCCGCGACGGAAGCCCTGGTCAAACTCAAAGCGAGTGATCGTGAAGAAGAACCGTGCGATTATCCGAGGTTGCTCAGTGTCGACAGCGGACTGGCCACGATTACGATCAAGGGTCCTCTGGTCAATATGGACAACCCCATGCTTCGATTCTTTGGCGTGACCAGCTATCCGGAAATCCGCGACGCTCTCCTGAGTGCGGTCAATGACCCTGAAGTGAAGCAAATCCTTCTGGAGATTGATTCCGGTGGTGGACAAGTGGCGGGCTGTGACGACACCGGCAACCTGATTCGCGCTGTGCACAAGGTCAAGCCCGTGACCACCTACAGTGACACCATGGTGAGCGCGGCCTATTGGCTTGGTTGTTCGGCTGGCAAAGTCTATTCGAGCAAAGCGGCATTGGTCGGCAGCATCGGCGTTATCGCTACGTTCAAGGAATACTCGAAGCAGAATGAGATGGAAGGCGTGACAGTGTCCGTCATCCGTGCGGGCAAATACAAAGCCTTGGCCAACCAAAACGAACCACTGAGCAAAGAAGCTCGCGCTCAAATTCAAGCCATGGCCGATGCCGCTTATGAGGTTTTTGTCGAACACGTCGCCGATATGCGTGGCGTGGATTACGCCACGTGCGACAAGAAAATGGCCGATGGACAAGAGTTTATCGGGCAAGCAGCGGCTGACGTGGGCCTGACGGATGGCATTACCACATTTGATGCCGTCGTTGGTGGATTGAAGAAAAAAATCCTTGCGTCATCGCAGAAATCAATGGATAATCGCGTTAGCGATAGGTTTAGACTATCGGGCACTGCCCAAATCTCTGGAGACTCACCCATGCCCAAAAAGGCTTTGACGGAAATTGACATCGCTGCGTTGGCCGCTGGTGCGACCCT